GACCCAGTTGGTATCCCAATAAGTTTTGCCGATGAATTTGAAAAAATCTTTTCAATTTTATCTAAATCGGTAGTTGCAGAATATCTGCCAGATTCTTGAACCCCCTGAATATATAATGGCGGTTTTTTTAATTTCTTTTCTCCGTTTTCAATTTCTTCAAAAAAAGTTGCAGCATAAACGGGAATGCCCTGCCTTGCATAACATAATGCAGTTTCGATAAGCGACATAATATCCGCCCTTAATTATTTTTTATAACTACGATAACAATCCCTCATTTCTTTATCTGTATCGTAAATATTCCATTCACGCATGGTTTCAATATGCACAATTTTTTTTATCGATTCTTCCCCTGAAATCCATTCAAAAAGTTGTATCAAAAAATAATTATTCTCTAATGATGATAGTATTTTCCCCTGCCAAATTATTTCCCCATCTGAAAAACTATGAAAAAATTTTTTTTCCAAAGCGGAATTATTCATATTTTACCACCATCTCTCGCCCAATTGAGCATTACCAGCCTCGATACGTCGCCGATTCTTATTTTACCAGATGGCTGGATTCTAGCGTTAGATAATGCGGATTTTATTTCCGTGAACTCATCTGGTGAGCAATAAAGATAAATTAAATACGATCCTCTTTCAAATTTTTCTGATTCCATTTTATACTCCTGTAATTTAATTGTTATTATAAACACAATCATGATTCATTATTAGTCAATTATTTTTTTATTCTTTTATATATTTTTTTTATTGTTGTCTCAATATGTATAATATTTTTAGAGTTATTATGTTTTTAAATACGCTATAATGTCTCTACACCCTCTTATACCTTTTCATTACCATATAGGGATTTGGGGTGAAGAGAACTCGTTAGTTCTCTTCACCCCCCCCTTATATATTTATATATAAGGGGGGATGAGGGTGAAGAGAATTAGGCAAAAAAGGGTATTGAAAAGATTCTCTTTACCCTTAGGGGATGAGAGGATAAGAGAAAATCAAAAATAAACAAAATCACAAAAATGTTTAATTTTGATTTTTTGCCAGTTTGACCAAAAAAATACTTGACGAATCTAAATAAAAAAAGTAAATTAAAAATATGAAAAAAATAATGTTTATAATCTTGGCTTTTGCGTGTTGGTCTTGCTATCAGGATCAGCCTGTTGAGCAGCCGGAAGAAAAAAAAGTTGAAGCTACAAAAACTTATAAAATTAATTACCAACAAATGGCGCTATCTCAGGGCTGCTATTATCAGGGAGGAATCCCAGGAGATGG